CTGCATCTTTTCTAGAATTTCCTTGACTAGATCTCGTTCAGCTTCAATCCTAGCGTAAGAGTTTGACATTTCTTTCAAACAACCTAGAACAGCCTGCTTATGTTGTGGGTTAATTCTCATAATTATTCACCGAAGGTAGATAGGCCAGATTCAATTGCAACGTAGTACTTAATGTTTAGCTTTACGTTTGAAAATAAAGCAACACCCTTCTTAGAAACCGAAACATTATATGAGCCTGCAATCATTTTAAAGTTTTCGACTTTTAAGACCACCTTGAAAAAAGAATCATCACCCTTACCGATCTGAATACGGGAAACGTCTGCAGCGTCATCCTTAACATCAGAAGCAACAAACCAAACATTTTCGCCGTCGCTCTCAAAAACAAAATTCGGAGAACCGGAAATGCCTGCGCTCTTTCTCATCCAGTCAAGATCTTCTTCACTCAAGTCAAAAGAAACTGCTACCTGACCCAGGTCAATTCCCTTATCGGGTGGAGTTGTAATGACCTTAACTGAAGCATACTTAATGTAATCCTTTCGACGAGAATCTTCCGTCAGAATAAAGACCTTGTCTTCGTCGAAATTCAACACCGGCTGTTTGTAAAGAGAGATCTTCGCCAAGAACTTGTTTAGATCATAAAGAGCGCAAGTCTTAGGGAAATCTTCTGATACTACTGCCTCCACATAAACAGTCTTTAGTGGAGAAATAGTTCTCAAAACATTACCTTCCTTAAAAAGTAGGCTCTGATTGATAGTAGAAAAATTCTTTAAAATAGTAACCGTATCATCTGAAATCTTCATATTTAATCACCTCAATTTCCTCAACTCTATTATTATATAAGATATCGACCAAAAAGTCAACCCTACTAGACAATTCTTTTAATGAGCAAGAATTATCAAAGGTTATATCATAGTCAGCGCCAATCCAAGCCCACTCGCTGAAATGAATTTCGGGGAATTTTTGTTCCATCAATTCACCTCTATCCTCCAGCACCCAAAGATCATCTTCATTGGTTGTATTTTGCTTAAACGCACAATCATACCAAAGTTGATCCGGCCCTCGACGAACTCTAACGATCTTACCACCAGAAGCCTTAATTGCATTGATTTCATTTGGAAATCTCACATCAGCAATAGCGTAGTTTACGTTTGGATTATTTTCACAGCGGCGCAAAACAGTATGAACCCAGAGGTCGGGGTGAAATACACCTCTCCCCGCCTCTGTTCCCATAAGTTGCAACGCTAGTCTGGGTGAAAATGGTTTACCGAATTTAGTAGACCACCAAGCATCCGGAGTTTCACGCCACAATCTGGACTCTGCCGTTGATCCTTCCAGTAGCTCTCTGTCCCATCCAAAGATTGCTGAGCAAGCGTCCTTTAGACTGTTTGCGAAACTTTCTTTAGCGAACCCATGACGTTCTACTAGAATATCGGCGACGCTACCTTTGCCGGCGCCAATAAATCCAACAAGACCAACTAGCATAAATTACAGACTTCCAACCCAATTAGCTACGGCTGGCATGTCTCCTGTAAATGCATAAGTTCCAATGTGATGGGTTTTCATCCAAGGGCACATCCAAACCTGTCCACCAATATTTCTCCACCACTGGCAGAACATATAATCTTCTGACAGGTATCGATCGCTCTTACCATGATCAATAACGGTATCAAAATATGCATGGATATAACGCTGACCATCGAAATTTACCTGACCAATATGATCTGGCTTATAGCGAAGCTCAGGATACGCTTCCTTGAACTTATCAAAAACTTCTCGCTTAATCATCATGAATCCAGTACCAAGTTCAAGCACTTCGATTGGCTCAGCAACGCTAAACTTTTCGGTTCCAGGAGCAGGATTGAACACAAAATCACCAGCAAGCTTTTCCAACTCGGAATCTGGGAGTGGCTTTCCCTGCGCATCCTTCCATTCCGGATTTCTCTGAATCGCAGTTTTGATTGCTCCCCACTTAATAGACTTCTTCGGGTATGGTGCGCCAGAAACATCCTTATCCATAGCCAAAAGCGCAATTACATCTCGAGGATCATAGTGGATGTCAGCGTCTAGGAATAGAAGATGAGTGAATCCTTCTGCTCGCAGAAATTCATCAACCAAATAATTTCTGGCGCGGGTGATCAACGATTCATTGAAAATGAATGAGAACCTGACTTCTACACCATAATTTGCACAAACAGTCTGTAAATCTAAACTAGACTTCATGTACATACCGTGCGCCATACCACCATACATTGGAGTAGCGACGAACAATTTACGCTTACGCAGTTCTTCGACTTTAACTTCTAATTGCATATATCATTACCTCAAATTAATCAAACAAACTTTCAAGGGAATTGCTCGGTTCTGAACCTTTAGTTTTCCCAGTTTTATCTTTCAACTTCAATTCAGCGTGTCCAGTAGTTTTTCTAGTGTACATAGTACAATAGTCAGGATACCTCTCAGCTAGAATTTTTGCGGATTCTTCAATTCTCTGAGTGGTTCTGGTTACTTGCATACCTCCTGGTTCTTTGTAATAATTAGACTTAACTGTAATGTAATCTAATCGACAAACAGCACCATCAGATATATAGTACTTAATTGACCTCTCGAAGTCTTCTTTATCGTCCAGAGTCACAGAATATTCTTCTCCATGCCTATTTATGCAACCCCACATGCTACCGATTATGTAGTACAGGCCAACGGCAATTCGGTCGTGCATAAAGAATGGATTAGAAGCAGCATAAACGCCCCAAAGATGAGCATTGTTTTTAATGCAAGCATCAAACCCAGCATTGACTAATTCATCTATATTGGTAATTGGCTCCAACACCTTTTCATTTTTTCGATACTGGATGTCAATTAGATCATCGTCAAGATTTAAAATATAAGTTCCGGGGCTATAATAATTTTGAATATAGTTGCGAATATTGCCCATGCCAGGAACACCGACTACAATATTTTTGTATGGTGTATCAGATAATACGTTTCGATATTCAACTTCTTGATCAGAATCACCAACAAAAATGGTGACCTTTTCAGGATTAACTTTTAGCCTAGTCAGCGTAGACAGAGTTTTTTCTTTAACCGTCTTCGATCTCTTGTAACTAGGAACTGCAATTACATAATCATAGCTCATAAATACCTCTTAAAATAATCCTTCTAAAGTAGAAATTTGCTGGAACGCTTTAGGGTGATAATCATCAACCATTTTTTTGCCGCCATTCTTTTCCAAGAAGTCATACCACTCTTGAGATTCCCACATTCCTTCTGAAATTCCATTCCACAATCTTCTCTGCATAGGATGGTCTGGATTTTTGCGCCTAGACTCAACGAACTGATATCGGAAATCTTCATATTCTTTAGTTCCCAATTCTAGCATTTTTTCGCGCAAATAGCAAACCAAACTAATTCTTTCCGCAACATCATCATGAACAACTATTGGTGTGTTACCGTGCATAATTTCATGGTTATTGACCAGAAGCAAATCGCCCGGCCTAACATTAACGGCAATTCTATATTCCGGAAAAACTAGATACCCCCCAGAATAATTTCCATTATTTGAAAGAACTAGTAGATTAGATAATCCGTCAGCAAAATCTCCAGCATCATAATGTGCAGCAGTTCTAAATGTTTTGTTTACTGTTATTGTAGTAAACACAGTTCCCGGAACTACAAACGTAGGGTCAATTTTATCTATAGCGTTTTTTTGATTTTGCCAACGCCATGGCAACAAAGTTCTAAATCCTCTGTCTAGTGATTGTAGAAACGGAAACGACAACTTAAATTTAGCGTAAGAATGCTGAGTGTATGATGTTGCTCTTCCGTAAGGTATTCTTGGATACCTATCAAACCATCCAGCAATTCCAGAATACACGGGGTTAGCATAAGTTGTATCTGAAATATACGTTTCAAATACTTCGCCAGCTTCGCGCTTTCTTTCTTTAACTGAGAGGCTAATTGCTTCTTTTAACCAAACTTCAAAATTAAAATTATCTTCTTTTATTTTTGCGGACAGCCAAACTAATCCGCGAGTGCCTTGAGTGTTTGAATACTTTTCCCTCAAGATATCTACTTCTTTATTTACGTCAACTTCAATTACACTATTTTCTTCTTGTTTCTTAAAAAAATCCAGTACATGTAACTGGAACTCGTTGACCCATTCTCGACCCAAACAAGTAGACCCTTTAGGCCCAGCAGCTAAACCTCTATTTTGAGATTGGGTTGCTGCTTCTTTTAGTCCAACGTAAGCCTGTTCTTGTTCTTCTTTAGTGAAGAAGTTTTTGCGAAACTTGAACGCAATTTTTTTCTCGTCTTTTGTATTGATTTCGGTGCAGTCAGCGCAATTTGCAGTAGAACAATCAGCCTTAGTTACTGGATCGCAATCAGCTTTTTGATAGCAATCAGTATCTTCCTCAATTAGAAGATCATAATGCGATTCGTCTAGAAATTGACCTAGCAAATAAGAACAATCAATCTTTTCGCGAGCTACAATAACCTTTGCCATAATCTCCCTCCAAAAAATTATTATATCTCTTATTTAACAAAAAGTCAATTTCCCGCGTGAAATAAAACTGCGGGGGCGAAAGCCCCCACAATTTCAAAAACAACTATTGTGTTTTTATGCCGCCATCTTAACGGTGATTGCGTTGCGATAAAGAGTCTTTCTTGCACGCGCCACATGACGGTTGTCAAAATAGCTAACGAAAGCTCGGCTAGGATTGCCCAGACGATACGCAAAGGTCTTTTCGCCGCGAGAAGTGGTGACGCGATTCGTGTAAATCGAAACACCCTCATTACGCAAACGATAAACCAAATCGGCAACATTATCAACCTTAAACAGGGTTCGGGCCTGCTTAGTTGTGACGACATTACCACCAGACAGATAGTTCAGCATAGAATTAATAGCACTCATATATTATACCTCATTAAATATCCCCATCAAAAACCCAAACAATTGGGGGTTATTGTTTGGTCTAGTCATTATTATACTACTTCTAAAGTCAAAAGTAAAGTTTTATTTTAGCGGGTGGCGCTGGTCAAAAGTATCCATCCAATTCAACAATAGCTCTTTCGCTTCTTTCTTGGAAATGCCGAAAGCTTCTTGTACATATGGCGCGGCTCCGAACATGTTAATTGCGCCGGACTCCCTAATACGATCCAAGAACAAATTGACCTCATCCTGCAAGTAAAAATCAGACATTCGTGACATTCTCCTGTGTTGTGTTTTGAACTTCTGGCACAACAGCCTGCGAATCGATCTTAGTATAAAAATCCAAGAAAGCGTTCTTTGTATCGGAATCGAATCGAGCCAAACAAAGCTCAATCGCCTTCAGTCGATCCTTGAAGATCGCGTAAGCTTTAACAATGTGAATCAAACGGCGAGTAGAAATAACTTCGTCGCAAGAATTATCTTCAAAAGCCTTACGAATAACATCTGCCCAAGTGATAAGTCGTTCGATAAAGTTATCGTCAGAAATACCATGCTCGGCGAAGTTCTTTTCGAGGATCTTGCGTTCAGTTGCTGCTGGAGGGTACTGCTGCTCAACAGTTATGGCAAACCGCTCCAAAAATGCTTCGTTTAGAAAATTAGTTCCGATAAATCGGCCATCATCGCTACCCTTACCCTTTGTATTTGCAGTAGCAAAAACATTAAACCCTGGAGCTGGGTGTACAATTTCTCCAGTCTTCTTATCGTAGAAGGACTTTCCTTCCAAAATTGGCTGGAGGCAAAGGAGATCTTCAGTTCCCAGATCGACTTCATCTAGAAGCAATACAGCCCCACGTCGCATAGCAATAATGACTGGGCCTTCGCGCCGAACTGTGTTGCCGTCGATCAACTCATATGAGCCAATCAAATCAGTTTCGTCAGTTCGCTTAGTTACGTTGACACGAATTAGTTCGCGATTTAAACTTGCGCAAACCTGCTCTACCATCATAGTCTTGCCATTACCAGAAAGACCAGTAATATAGATCGGGTAGAAAATCTTTGATTTAACTATTTCCTTCAGATCAGAGAAAAATCCGAAAGGAACATATGTTGAGTTTTTTTCTGGAACAAAAGAATCGACGCTAATATTCAACTTCTTAGAGTTGATCGGCACAACATTTTTTTGCATAGCGGCTTGAGAAATTGAATCAGAAGTACCATCTGAACCATTTTCCTGGGAACCGTCGCGCAATTCCGTGATAGTATTGAAGTTGTCAACAATACTGAATCTTCCTCGCGAAACTTTTCGTTCGCGCACAATAAAATATGGGAAAGGAATTCCCGCATTTTCAACATAAGAATTTAGCTCTTTACCGCTAATCACATCACAGTCAAACTTATTTCTCATCTGACGCAAAACTTCTGAACGTTCAGTTTCGGTAGAATAGTTCGTTTTAGGCATAATATACTCCATATTTCAATACAACTATAGTATAGGTTAAAGGGGCGAAAAAATCAATGGAAAAAATCCTAAGTAAATCAATGACTTACAGAGAAGAGGCCAAAGACTGGGCGAATTTAGCGACCATAACCCTGGAGTTTGTTTTACTCTTTTGGTACATCTTAAATTTGCTCGTCAAAGAAGCCTTAGTCATAGTAGAATTGACCTCTAGTATTTCCGCATTTTCACTAGAATTCATTTTAACGAAAAAGTATTCATCAAACCCATTAGTCTTTACTGAGTAAAATGAATCTTGTGTCAGTTTAGACTTAGCTGAAATTATTTGCATTTTGCTAAAATTGCTCGGTAGAACTTTTCCTAGATGCTTACTATTCGGCATCAAATAGTACCCTATTTGTTTGCAACCAGTAACTCGACGAACCAATTCAGCGACAGCAGGATATTGCCGATATTGGCTGTACGAATTTCGCAATTTGGTTTTTTTATCAATCAAGATAATTTCAGATTTATAACTGATGTCAAACCCAGATGCATGTTGCATATTGTCAGACGGCGCGCCATCGGTCAAGTATAAAACGTTTGTGATATCAACTCCATGCCTAGAATTAAAATTAGCAACAATTTCCCTAGAGCATAACAAAGTAGAAATCAAAGGCGTAGAACCCAAATCAAATCCGGCGTCACTCCAATCTTGAGTAAAGTCGCCCTGCCCCCTATTCGTTCGTGCATGATTTGCTCGGTAGCGCTGTCTGCTCGTTTGAGGAGAATATCTTGGATATTCATTTATTGCAACAGACAAGGCGTCAAACGCATTCTTATATGCTGCATTGTTTAAAGAACTAGAAATCAAGTGTTTGAGGTTAAACCTTGCAGCATTAGTGATAGTAAACTCATTTGACCATTTAAATTTATTTTGGTTATTGACAATTTTATCATATTGTTCATTAATTCTAGTCAACCTAGAATTAGCGAATCCATAGACGTCAAATGGAATATTCACTTTTTTACAGAAAGAGGCGAAAATCAAAAGCTGTTCCAACGTATTAGCGAAGATTGGTCGCATAGAGTCAGACATATCCAAAAACATGACAAGTCCATGACTCTTAGACTTCGGAACTACAGTAATCTTTTTGAACAAGTCGTTCGTAAACTTGTACTTGTGCAAGGCGTTTGTGTTCAGCTCTCCAGTTTTAGATTCTAACTGGCGAGAATAGCTGTTAGCGTTTTTCCGACTTTCAAATTCTTTGACCAAATGCATGATGTATTTGTTGTTTCTGTTGTTAAACTTGCGCCTGCAATTGATGCGAAGGTTTTCATAAGTCATTTTAGACTTGGAATAAACGTAAGAAATTTCTGTTTCCTTGCTCAGAAAGGAATTGAGCATAGATATAACTACAGAATTAGGAATAATAATATTTTCTAGATTGCATTCAGGAAGTTCCACCACAACCACGTTATTATTAGAATTGACCAATTCCGATTCTCGCGAGCGAAAAACGGCATCCGTGTTAGAGCCTTCGTCAAAATCATAATCGTCGTTTTTGTTTGGCTCGGTTTCGTCGGATTTCAAACCTTGCGATTTTTCCTGATCGTTCTCGTCGAAATAAAAATCCTCCAATTGTCCATCATCTTCTTCTGATGAGTCTTCATCGCCTCCATCATCTTCTTCTGATGAGTCTTCATCGTTTTCATCAAGAGTAGGTTTTTGCAAGGGTGGCATTGCAGCCAACAAATCCGCTAAATCGGATAACGAGGATTTGGTTTCTTTTGCTTTAGACTTGGTGTGTGCATAAACACGTTCTGCCAAATTGACAACCTGTTCCCAAGTTTCAAGATTATAGATTTCTTCAACAAATAGCTTTTCCTCATCCGAAAACCGAACGGGAATAAAGGAACCAAGTTTGAATTTGATATTGATCCTGTCAATCAACTTCAAGTTGTTGACGTCAACGCCAGAAATACCGAAAAAATCTCGCTCATGAAGAGACTTGTACCCTTTAGAAAAAGACCTAGAAAGGCCAGGATACCTGCGCTTCATAAGCTTTTCGATTCGAGCGTCTTCTATGACATTCAAATAACTTTTAAATGCTAAATTGGCTTTGCTGGGCTTTTCGCCGTCAGCATTTTCTGTGAAAATTGCAGAATGCCAACCCTCAGGAGGGGTTTCTTTAGCGTGACCGACCTCATGTGCAGTCAACAAGTCATAAAGTTCACCATCCATTTCCTTCCAAATAGGAAGGATCATGGTTCTAGTCTCCAAATCAAAACATGCCGTTTGCACGTTTTGATGTACAATGGAGATGTTTTCTTCAGCAAGAAGTCTAGCAAGAATAGACTTGGAATTATAATTGTTGGTTAGTTGGTCCATAAAAACTCCTCAGTTTATAAGACCATTATACCCTACAGCAATCTAAAAGTAAATGGATAAAACTCTAGTCAAATCAATGACTTAGGTGTTCTCTAGTTTTGCTCTCTTCATTTTCTTAATATTAACCTTCATTTTTCTCTTTTCTCTTTGCAAAACTACATCATTAATTAGATCAGTATAACATATGCCATTCAAATGGTCTACTTCGTGCTGGATGACTGTGGCAGTCAACCCGTCAAATTCTTGTTCAATTTCTTCCCCGCCAATAGCATTAAACTTGACCCTAATTTTAGAAGATCTTCTAATTTTTAGATACAGCCCCGGAAAAGAAAGGCACCCTTCTTTAAAGTCAGACAAATCATCAGAGGCATAGGTTATCTCAGGGTTGATCATAACCCAAATGTGAGTTCCGACATTAATAGCACAAAGCCTATAAGGAACGCCAACTTGATTTGCAGATAAACCCAAACCGCCGAGTTTAGATAATGTCTCTGTTAAAGAAAACGCCATAAAAGTGGCATTATCTTTTCCGAATTCTACCGGCTTGGTCGGCTGCCTTAGAATTGGATCATAACAATCGACTAACTTGTAGATTGTATATTCGACCATATTACCATTGACAAATTTTAACATATTAGCCATTATTGCACCATTTGTGAGAAGTTTTGCGCCTTCTTAAATTTAATTATGTCTCTAAACTTATCAGCTAAGATATCGCCCTTATGAGAAATTACAAATATGTTAGTATTTTCTCCGCATATATCTAACAGTTTCATGAACTCTTCAGTTCCATTGGCATCCAAAGAGCCATCAAAAACCTCATCGAATATCAAAAGATTAGTATGGACGCTGTTTTTCATTTTAGCAATTGCACGCCAAGTAAACAAAAGCGCCAAGTCAATTCTTCTTTTTTCACCTTCGGAGAAATTTTCATAACTAAAAGAATCTCTATGACGAGATTTAATAGACTCTTTGAATTCTTCATCCATATTGAAGTTTACGAAAAAGTTCATAGCCGCCAGATACTTATTTACTTGTTTATTGATGATTGGTATGTACTGTTTTATGATCTTAGATTTGATTCCGCCGTCTTTCAACATGGTTGAGACTAGATCATAATGCTGCAAATCGACTAAACACTGTTTATATTTGTCACTATTTTCTTGTAAAGAAGCAATCAACTCCTTAGACTTAGCTTTAAACGTTTCGCTCATTGCTGGCTTTTGCTCCAATTCTACCAATTCTCTGCTTAGTCTACTGATATAATTGGATATTTGAACTGACTTCGTTGAGTTTTCTAACAGTCGGTTTCTTACCTCAAGCAGTTCTTCATTAATCTTTTGCAACTTCAATATAATTTGCAAAACAGCAGATTCTTCTAGCTTGAGTTTTTCTAGTCCATTTTGCAATGTGCTAATTTTATCATTGCATTCATGCACTTTTGATTCTTTGTTATTGATGGTTTGTTCGCAGGTTGGGCAAGTGTCATTTTTAACAAAAAACTCTATGTCTTTTTTGACTTTATCTATGTTGTTTTCTATTTTAGCTTCTAGAATTTGAATTTTTTGTTTTTTCTTATTCGTAGAATCTTGATCCACTAATCGTTCTTGCAGTTTTGTAATTGTTTCGGATAAGGTTTCTTGATCCAAAAGTAAATCAGATAAGGTGCCTTGGTTGTCGGAAATTTCTTTGCGTTTAGCGTCCAATATATCTGCATTGTTTTTCTTAATCTCTTCTAAATGCAATTTGTGCATTTGCATTTTTTCTTTACAAGAAGAAATTAACAGTCTCAATTCATTGGATTTTTCTTTGAACTCAACAATCTTAGTTTTGACTACTGAGTTCATTAAACTGAAAATTTGAATATCTAGTAGGTCTTCAATAACCGATCTTCTATCAGCGGCTGATAATTGCATAAACGGAGTAAAGTTGGTGCTACCCAATATCACTATTTGAGTAAATGACTTGTAGTTCATCTTCAAAATCAGTTTCTCTAGCTGATCTTGATAATCCTTAGACTTAGCGTCTTGGTTTAGTAGAGATTTGTTACAATAAATCTCTAATATATTTGGCTTTATGCCTCTTCTGACCAAGTAATGCTTGTCTGATATAGTGAACTCAATTTCAACCAAACAATCCTTTTCGTTAATTGAATTGATCAATTGAGGTTTATTGATGTTTCGAAAGGGCTTACCAAACAATGCAAACGTAATGGCGTCTAGAAACGTGGACTTTCCGGCACCATTTTCGCCAATAATTAATGTTATTGGGTTAGCTTCTAATTTAATTTCAGTAAATGCGTTTCCTGTGCTCAGGAAATTCTTAAATCTAACGGTTTTAAATTTTATCATAATCTCTCAAGAGATAGGGCTTCGGTGTATACTTCCCTTAAAATAGACTTAATTTTACTTGAATCTTCGCCTAAAGTCAAGCCATCAACATACTTATTGAGTATGGTTACTGTATCTTGAGCTTCATCTATCTCAATATTTTCGGCTTCTTTTAGAATATCAGAATAATCCTCAACTATAGAAAGTTCGGCTGGATGGGCGCTAGTGATCTTTTCTACCAAAGCGTCAAATAATATAGGATTGCATCTATTTTCAATTACAACTTTAACATATTTGTTAAGTAAATGATCATAGTTTGTATTTGATAGTTCATTGAATGATTCTTGTGAGTCGTTATATTTGACCTTATAAAAGATCTTAATTGGATTATCAACAAATTCAAGTTCTCTAGTTTTTGTATCAAAAATGTGAAAGCCTCTTTCATCATTATAATCGCTCCATGTCATTTCCCCAGGGGTGCCAACATATGTGATATTTCCTTTAGTACTTTTGTGGTGAAAGTGTCCAGAAAATACCATGTCATATCGAGAAAGAATCTTTGGGTCCATACCTTCATGGCAGATATTACCTCGATCCATCTCAAATCCACTTAGCTCAAAATGACCCATACAAACTTCATTTGTTGAGTCTTTGATAAATTGCATTATTTCCTGTTCGTTGTCTTTACAAATCCAAGGAATTATATCAATTTCTTCGAATGAAGTTGGTTTATCAAACACAGTTATATTGGGATATTCTTTCAACAATAACTGTGGAGAATTGACTTCAAGCGTATTTCTAAAGGCTATATCGTGGTTACCCAATAAAGTATAAAATTGTATTTCTTTATCGCGAAGTTTATCAAAGAAATACTTACGGCATAATGCCAACGTTTGGAATGATATGTACTTGCGCCGATCGAATAGATCGCCCAATTGAATTACTGTGGTGATATTATGTTTTTCCAAATAAGGAAAAAACGTCTTTGAATAAAATTCTCTGTAATGATTATGGAATATTACACTATCTGATCTCATTCCATGGTGGGTATCACCCAAAATTGCAATTTTCATAATTATACTATCCCAATACCACCCAAAAATTTAACCCCATATCCACGCAATTCTATTTGAATTTTTATTGGATACTGCGAAATAACCGATTTGTGCCAATTAATCAATTCATCATACTCTTTCTTAGTCCGCAATAGTTTATTTTTGATCATAATCTATAATTATTCTTCTTGCGGAAGTTGGCTATTTTTACGTTTTATCTTCTTTTCATTTTTAGCCGTTTCATAATTCTCAATAAATTGAGAGATATTTTCATATAGTTCAAATTGCCTAAATGTTCCGTCTTCATTTTGATTCAATTCAAACTCATCCAAGATACCGATATTCTCGGTAGCTTTATATTTGCAATACAATTGTTTCTTTTCTTTTTGAATTCGTCTAAGGAATGCATAATATACTATTTGAGTGAAATAAGCAAATGGGTTGCTCGATTTACCTGGATCAAAATTGTCAACGTACATTACGCAATTTTCTATAGCATCTGCAACCATTTCGTCCCTAAACGTATAGGAAAGAAAGTTTTGTTTATGTGACAATTTTTCTGCAATTTTCATAAACGAAAGAGCTACATAATGAGGAATTTTAGGCTTAGGTGCACCATTGCATTTGGCTTCAATTACTGCCTGCCGATATTCGATCATTTCACTCAAGAATTCTTTATTATTGATATAGTGGGTCGGTTTCATAAAGTTTGACTTTTCCTTGACTTATGGGTATAATAGACTATGTCGATGATTGATGGATGGGTTTAGTCTAGATTCTTGTTAGTTGAGAAGAGTGTTTTTACGGCTCTTAAGAACTTCAATAGCTTCCAGAAGCGATATAATCTTGTCGTCAGTACCTGAGGACTGAATTTTCTTTCCCTTCGCTTTGGGTTTTTCTTCAACTTCATCATAGCAAGCGGAACTTACTGTTTCGTAATCTTGCAAAAAGCCTTTATTCAAAGGCGTATTGAACAATATATCTTGCTTCAAGATTTCAATGCTCTTTATTTCTACCATTCTCTGAGGTAGGAATTCATCTAAAATTACAGTTTGTCTGGCTTCTTCTATGATTGTTTCAATGTAAACTCTCATTGGTTTAGTTAAAACCAACCTATCACCTAAATCTTCGCATTGAGCGATAACATCGGATCCTTCTCTGAGTCTTATGTATTGTACTTCCATCGGACTATTCCTTTTGAGTTAGGTTAAAATTGTATATTTTAAATGGGAACTTTTCTCCGCTGTAAATATTAGCTCTTTCTTCAAAGTGCTTTATCGCAAAATTATCATGAGAACTACTCCTCAAATCATCCACAATATCATACAATGTAGCCGATAGCTTATCTTGCCCTAAACGTAATCCTCTGCCTATAGATTGCAGACTTCTAATTTTACTTTTAGTTGGCGAGGAGAATATGATATTATGTAGGTTTTTAATATTAATGCCTGTGGAATAAACTCCATATGAAGCAACTATGATAGCGTCAGTTTCTTTTTCTGTAATTGCCCTAATTGATTCTCTATCTTGAACTTCAGTGCCACCAAAAACAAAAAATACTTTTCTATTCCCAGCTTGTTTTTTGATGTTATCAAACAAAACCTTTCCATGTTTATCAACATAAGTAAACAGAATTAAACTATTACCTTCTAAAGATAATGCAAGTTTTGATATGAATTCATTTCTGGGGTGAAACCTCACGATGTAATCAATTTCTTCTTGGTAAGACATTTTTTTAGCCAACTTACAACTCTCAGTCGGATATTTCAATACCATGCACTTAATATTAAGAGTTGCTAGTTGCCCTCTGTCCATCAAAGTTTTAGTTGAAACAACTTTTTTAATTGAACCGAAGAGGCCCTCTAGTACCAACTGATGTACTTTAGTAGAATCAATTGTTCCAGTAGTTCCTATTCTAACGTCAGCGTTAACCAAATTATCCATTATAGTAGTCAACGATTTAGCTTTAAATGTGTGAGCTTCGTCGCCAATAATAAAATCAAAATCCTTAAAGTATGATTTGGGCATATCAAATACGCTTTGCCAAGTGCTAATTACTAAAAATTTATCCGGTTCTTTTGGTTGGCCAGCATAGATTTTTTGACAATACTTGTCAACTTCCCAGCCATACGATTTAAAATCTGTATACATTTGTTCAACTAAAGATACAGTTGGAACTATTAATATTCCCTGTTTTTTATATGATATCAAATGTCTAACTATAAGATATATGATGAGAGATTTGCCAGAGGCAGTTGGGCTTACTATAACGCATCTTTTGTGTGAAAGTGCATATGAACTCGCCAACAATTGGTAATCTCTAGCGTCGAAAGGTAAATTTAAAGCTTTACTTAAATTTTTCGTATCGACTGGATATATTTCTTTTTTCTCAATAATGAAATTATAATTATTGAGTTTACAAAACTCGGCAACATATTTTTGTAGACCAACGTATATTTGTTTAGTCTTTAACGAAAATAGCCGTATTTTTCCGTCCCAATAACCGCTCTTATAACTGGGAGAAAACTTTGCGTTTGGCGCAGAAAATGTAAAGAAGTCGCTTAATTCTTGCAAAACAGAAGGTTCTGCATCTAAAGACATATAGATGTTGTTAATTTTAGTAACAACAACATCAGTCATTATCTAGCGCCCTGAATAAATCTTTCGTGAGTCATGTATTCCCTTAATTGCCAGGTTCTATTTGATAACTCTTTAATGACGTGATTACAAAAAGAAGCAGCTTCTTCATGGTAGCTTCGTTTGTTTACGATTTTGTTTAGGTCTAAATCACTATCCATATAGATAGCAATATCAGATTTTAGTGTGAACTTAAATTGTTCCCAGCCATATTTTTCGAGGTCGGCTCTATCCATCTTTCCGTTGTAATACATCCACTTCAATTTTTTCATGTTATTGAGTTCAATATTGCAACGTTTGGCCGCTATGTTATGGAGGGTCAAAAATTTGACATATTTACTATGGAGGTTGGGGATTTTCAGCATTTCTCTACCTGGTTCAGTAATGTCAATTTCTGAATCTTTCTCCCACATTTTGATCATTTCTTCTATGGAAGGTGGTCTAATCATAGTATAACTCCTTAATTCATAAGATAATTATACTACAAATTTGATAAAAAATCAAACTTTTTGAATGTTATAATACGCAAATCTAAACGTGGCGTCGCTAATAACGATATTCTCAGCTGTATCTGATGTGCTAAAGATAAGTGCGCCTAGTGATACTGGGAAGATCTCAGAAAAGTTTATCCTTATATTTGGATTATTTTTGTTTGTGTATATGTTTAGAGTTGCATCGCTATATTGAAATCTAGCTTTAGGATCTGCAAAAGATTGTTGAGCCAAAAACTTTGTTTTAAGATCTTTATATTCTTTGAAGTCAGTAGGAAACGTCAATCCCCTTATCCAATCATGAAGTTGTATCCAAGAGCTTAATTGCTCATCTACAAGAAACGTGACGTTAAAGGTGTCGTATATGGCTTTTTCGCCGGGATAATAAACGTCAACGAATGGAGTATTTCTAATGCCTTCAGTTAAGGATATCCCAGGCAAATTTGCAGTTTGACAAAAAAAAGTTATCCCCGGCAATCGACTAAACGTTAATCTAAATTTAGTGGATTGTAATAGGTCTTCTGTTTCAGGCATCATCGACATTAACAACTTCCCTTAGATTTAATACGGTTATTAAAACTATTATTGTAATAGGTAGACCGCGTGACCTGCATCAAATAACTTAATATAACCAGAATTAATCATATTCTGATCTTCGGTTAAACTACTATCATATTTAGTACCGAGCAACGCCCCAAGTTTATGTTTCTGTGTGGCGAATCGGTTGATTCTAGTACTAATATTTTTTTTATCTACCCAAAAATACCCTGGGGTAGTTGTGTGCGAGTATTTACCGAAAGATTCATACGTTTTTCCAGTAGAAAATCTGAGATCTGCATATGTTATTATTTCGTTAACATTTAACTGCAACTTCACATTTTTTAGTAGTTTAGAAAAACCACCGGTGACTGAAGTGTCTAGTGCATTAGCATATCTAAGAAGCTCGATACCTTTACTGAATCGGGACTTTCCTATGGTCACTAAACTTACTAGTTCACCATTTAATGAGAGGCCATAATGCGCGCCATTAATTTTTCCCTGTAAATGGTTTTTATCTAAAAACTCTCTAGCTTCTGCATTTTCTATTTTTGAAAATTTTGTTTTTCTAGCCGAAATTTTTCTAGGTGTACAACCCAATTTGTTGGTCAGAATTGATTTAATTATTTGTTTTTTAAAGGCCCACTCATCTTCAAAAATTTGAATTAAACTGATATTTTTATCTGAGCACATTTTAAGTTTAATTGTGTGGTCTTTTTCGGCGTGCCAATATAATCCATGATATTCTACAGCCAGATTTTTTTCTGGAACCAAAATATCTAATTCTTTAGGGGCTATTAACGTTCTATCATTTCTAATAACGCCAAAGCCCAAATCATTTTGAATAAAGTCTGCTATTTCTCGCTCTGCAATAGAGGAAGTTTTCTGGAAATTAGGATCAAACGAAATCCTTTTGAAGAACCTGTATATGGTCATTTCTGGCATACCGTTGAAATGTTTTTCACTAAGTTCGGAATATGAACTATTAGCACAAATAGTTTTTAAATATTCTTGATCCGATAGTTTCGCTTTACTTAGCCCATATGCTGCAAAAGTAGAATCAATAACATCATCATAATACTTTAACTTAGAAGTTTTAGTTTTCGCACTAACTGACGGTATTTTTTGTATTGAATCGACACCATATTTGGAAAGAAGAGTTTTCTTTAAATTAGAAGTTCTCTGTGTTTTATTGGATTTATTTTTGTTTGAAATGTTATTTCGTAGATTAGTATCTTTATTTCTGCAAACAATACCGCACCAATTAGAATTAGGTTTAGCTGGATTGCCGCAATAACAAGTTACTTTTGTTTCTTGCAAAACGTAATCTATCCTTTCTTTTAATTTCCAAGATATCGGTGAGTTTTCGTTTAAAAATTGGATATATGGCTCTAAAAATTTCGACTGCATTTTTCTAGGATTGCTTCTAATAGCTTTTAATTCTTGTATAGTTTGTTCGTTTTCCATTACCGCTCCAACTTAAATTAGGGTATATGGTATTATATAGTAAAACTGGGAATAAAAAAAGGGGGCTTGCGCCCCCTTTTTACTCGTCTTATCTTTTTTATTATCCAACGAGATTTTCGACAACGAACTTACGATAGTACTGGTTTGTACCATTGGTAATTGCACCCGAACCGACAGTACCACCCTGAGCGAATGGGTTAGCAACTAGACCATATCGGGTCTTGAAGCCTACCTTTGGCTGGAAGGTGTCTGGGTTGATAGCGCGGACCATTTGTAGAGGAACATATGGGCAGTAGAATAGACCTGCGTCATATGGGGTAGTACCCTTATATCCAACCACAACATAGTCACGACCGGCAACCGAGTACGGATCAACAAAAACCTTAATGCGGCCGAACAGCATACCAGCGAAGGTATTACCTGTATCGTCCACAGCTAGGTTCGTATTGTTGCTCAATGCTGAGTTATAGTCTAGAAGACCAGTCATTGCTAGGGCCGAAGCAACGTCGGTTGAAAGAACCAACATGTTGCCCTTGCCGCGACGAGTGTCCTTAGCAATTTTATTGCTAGCTTGCTCAATTGCGAACAATAGACCCTTGAACTTCTCAACCGCCCAACGACCTGAGGTGTCTGATGAGCTGTTTAGGTTGAAAGTCGGACGAGAAGTTCCAGTGATACCAACGTTGGCTGTTGCGTACACAGTACGAACAACTTCACGGTTGATTTCAGCTAGAATTTCAGTTGACAGAATATTGGTCAACTCGGTTTCAGCGTCAAGACCATGAATTGCCTTCAAGTCCTGTGCTAATTCGAGTGAGTATTCCGCCTTCAAGGCACGGGTCTTGGCTGTAACCGATACACGCTCAATTGAGAAGCCCATTGATTGCAGCGTTGTGCCGCCACCAAAGTCTTCACCAGTTGATGTGGCGACTGCGCTACCAGTGTTTGCAAGCACGAATGCCGCATTACCGAAATTGTAGTCGTTTGCATGTGACCCGGTGCCCGAGAAATCCGTATCCGCTTCGCTATACAGAGCTTCGTCTGCAGTTAGGCCGCTGTTTGCAGTATTTGCATACTTCGAACGCATTGCGAAGATCAAACCAGTTGGGCCTGTCATTGGCTGAACGCCGCAGATGTCATAAGCCATTAGGTTTGGAAGAGCGCGACGGACCAATCCGATTAGGATTGGGTCGAACCCTTTGATGTTACCTTCGCCGCCAACAACAGGGGACATACCACCGCCAACTGAGTTGGCTGGGGAAGTTTCCCATAGACGGTTATTTTCGTATAGGGCTTTTTCTTGATTCTCTAGAACAATCGCTGTGACGGCACGGCGATATGGATCTTTGATTTTTGGGAGTTCTGGGTGATCAAGAACTGGAGCCCACTTTTTTGCGTGAACTTCTGATAGATACATTGTTATTCTCCAGTTTTAGGAACAGTTTTTGAGATTGCTTTTACATAATAATCCATAACAGTGCCAGTTTCTACTTCGGAATTTTCCTCTGACGTCTCAGAAAGAATTTTCTTTTCCGCAATTTTCACATTTGATTTGGTTGGGAAGTAGCTCTCGCGAATCATTGCGAGTTTCTTAACAAAATCACCCTCTGAGGTGAACTCCACGCCCTCTGCGAGCGATCTCATCTTTTCTTTCTGTACTTGGGTCAACCCCTCACAGAAATCATTGATTGAATTATTTTTATTAGCGCCATTTAGCTCAGCGATCAAAGCTTCCGCATTGGAACAAGCTTCTTCTAGAGCTGACTCTAGGCCTAGAACCTTATCAGCCAACTCGTCAACAACATTGACCTTATCTTCTGGGATATCAATGTAGTGTTCGTTGAATAGATTCTTCAATCCGTTAATGAAGTCTTCGGCCAACTCAGCTCTTAGGCCTGAGTTAACGGCTAATGCGTTTTCTTGCATCCACTGCTCTACGACATAGTTTAGATACTCGTCAACTTTTTCAGTTAACTCAGCTTCTATTCCGTTGGTAGCTTCAGACAAATATTCTTCGTTCTTAGCAATAACTTGCTCCAGAACAACTTCAACTCTTGACTTGACGGCAGCTTCAAAAATAGTGGTTGCTTTGTCACGGAATTCTTCTGAAAGAGACTCGCCGTTGAATAGCGCATCAACGTCTTCTTTCATTGAACCCATTTTGTCATTGACAAGTTCTTTTACTTTTATATTCATAGGAATAGCAGTCTTGCCTTTACCTGCAGTTGGTTTAGCGCCCATACCCATCTCATCAATCTGCTCGACTTCTTCGTCGTCTTCGTCAATTTGATTGGCTAGGGCCTCTAGCTCTTCTTCAGAAAGAGTTTCTAGATAAGCGTCTAACTCTTCTTCAGTCAGTTCGACTTCATCTTCTTCTCTGACAAGACCTTTCTCGTCAATGACTTGCTCTGCTGGCGGAGCACCCTTCTTGATTGGCTCGGCTGGAGCACCAGACTGACCTGGCTTAGGTGCAACTTTTACTTTGGCAGCGGCCTTCGTGCCGACTGCGTCGCCTGCTGGATTTTCGTTCGAAGAACCACCAAGATCTTCGGCGTTAGCGCCCATAGAAGGCATGGGGTCTTTTGGAGCACCCATCGATGCTCTTAGAATTTCAGCGGCTGATTCAGCTAATGTCTTACTCATTTTAATTTGACTCCTGATGAAGTAATTTTATTTATAAATGTTAAAGTTTTGACAAGAAGTTTTCGAAGATTTTTAATGAAACATCTTCAATTTGTTTTTGCTTAGCAGTTTTAATTTGATTGTAGTAAGCATTAACATTAAACTCCTTAATAATACCATTGTCCCAAACCCATTCTTTATTTTCCATAATGCCTTGCACAAAAGCACCGGGAGCAGAAGGATCTGCAACAATATCAGCCGCTGTGGCCAAATAATAATCGTCCTGAACTATGTTGACTCCATTTATTTCCTTAAGGGAGCCCATTCCTCTAGAAGAAACACCTAAACAAGCACCGCCGTCCATTAATCCTTTGGCGATTTTACCCATAGGTGTTTCAAGAATTTTCGCTTTTCCAATGAAAAGATTACCTTCTTGTTTGATAGAAGTTATCAAATGTGACACTCGATCTAGATTAATAGAAGGCGTATCTGGATGACCTAATTCACCAAACGCTCTGTTTTTAGACACATACTCTTCATTGTATCTGTTAACTTCTCTAGCTAAAGTTTCTACTGTATACATTCTTTTGTTGCGATTTTCTTTTTCGGCAACTAAGAAAGGTCCAGTAATGTAAAGAGATTTTACGCCGTTTTTTTCTTCGGCGATAACCTTCACTTCTTCAACAGTTTCTCTTATTAGCTTCATTTTTTCTTTACCTTATTTTGCCCGAGCAGCGCGAAGTTTTGATAAAACAGAGCCGCTAATCTGCTCAACTTCTTCATCTACTTTCTTTCTACTTTGCATTTCAGCTTTATCATATCCTAGATGAAAAGCTGCTTCGTCTTTGTCTTTGGTAGAACGCAGTCCAAAGTGTGGGCCATATTTACGACCTAATCC